CAGTATGCGGATAGTCAAGACTATAAAACCATGACCAAAAAGATCAATGGCGGGTTTATTGGCCTTGATGACCGGATCAAGCATATCAACCACGCGCTGTCTGTCCTGACATAATTACCCTATGGCCAACGTCAAACAACAACTCGAAGTCCCATCCATTCCCTCTCTGGGCTTTACCCCAGAGACGTATGACAGGCGAGTGTTTGCCGAAAACAATGGGGCATTGAATGTTTATTTCAGAAAGCTGATCAGCACATTGGGTGCTTTGTTTGGACCAAGGGGGGGTAAGTTCTTAAACACCCCCCATGGTGCATTTCACGACAGCACTGACCAGGCAGCGGCAAGCACCACCACGGCCTATGCGGTCACATTCAACACCACAGACATTTCCAACGGGGTCACGCTGTCAAATAGCTCAAGACTGAATGTCGCAGACTCTGGCATTTTTAACATCCAGTTTTCAATTCAACTCAAAAACACCGACAACGATTCCCATGATGTGGACATCTGGTTTCGTAAAAATGGCACAAACATCGACAACTCAAACAGCCGGTTTCACCCGCCTGCACGAAAAAGCACGGGTGATCCCAGCCATTTGATTGCGGCTTTAAATTTGTTTGTTGAATTGAATGCAGGCGACTATGTTGAAATTATGTACAAAGTTGGCAATGTCGCTGTGAGCTTAGAGCATTTTGCTGCTGGCACAAGCCCGACACGGCCAGCAGTGCCATCAGTCATTGCCACTGTGTCTTTTGTTTCAAATTTACCTACAATTTAGCCATGTACATACCCATCAAACTACCCCCAGGTGTTTACCGAAATGGCACAGAGTATCAAGCTGCTGGGCGCTGGCACGATGCCAGCCTGGTGCGTTGGTACGAAAACACTTTAAGACCAGTGCTGGGGTGGCGCACCAGATCGGCATCAGCTGTCACGGGTTCATGCAGGGGCATCATCACTTGGCGCGATAACAGCGCCAGCCGCTTTATTGCCCTTGGCACACATTCCAAGTTGTTTGCGATGAACGAGGCCGGGACACTCAAAGACATCACGCCAACAAGTTTCAGTGTGGGCTATGCCAGTGCGCAAGTCAGCACAGGCTACGGCTACAGCACCTATGGCAACTTTGCTTATGGCGTGGCACGGCCAGACACTGGCTCAATCATTCCGGCAACAACTTGGAGCTTGGACACTTGGGGCGAATACCTGATTGCTTGCAGCAACCATGACGGCAAGATTTATGAGTGGCAATTGGGTTTCACGACACCCACATTGGCTGCGGTCATTACCAATGCGCCAACCAGCAACAAGGCCATCATGGTGACTGCTGAGAGGTTTTTGTTTGCACTTGGCGCGGGTGGCAATCCAAGGAAAGTCCAGTGGTGCGACCAAGAAAACAATACCCTTTGGACACCAGCAGGCGACAACCAGGCAGGGGACTATGAGCTAACAACCCCTGGCAGCTTGCTTGCTGGCAAGCGCGTCAAGGGTGTCAATCTATTGTTTACCGATGTCGATGTCCACACAGCAAACTATGTTGGCGCACCATTTGTTTACGGGTTTGAGAAGGCTGGAAGCGGCTGCGGCCTGATTTCGGCCCAGTCTGTGGCGGCCATTGACACTGCTGCCATTTGGATGTCTAGCAGCGGCTTTTGGATTTATGACGGATATGTCAAGCCACTGCCTTGCGATGTGTCTGACTACATTTTCACAAACATCAACTATGGTCAAAAGTCCAAAGTTTATGCGGTCCACAATTCTGAATTTGGTGAAATCTGGTGGTTTTATCCAAGCGGTGGAAGCAACGAGAATGACAGTTATGTCACTTTCAACTACCGAGAAAACCACTGGTCCATTGGCACGCTGGCCAGAACTGCCGGTGTCGATGCCGGAGTCTTCACATACCCATTGATGGTCAACCCGTCTGGCTTGGTGTACGAGCATGAGGTGGGCTACAACTATGATGGATCAACCTTGTTTGCTGAGTCTGGGCCAGTCCAATTGGGCAATGGCGACAACATTATGAACGTGCGCCAAGTTGTGCCAGATGAACAAACTTTGGGTGAGGCGGTGGTGTCATTCAAGACCCGTCTTTACCCCACTGGCACACAATCCACATTTGGACCCTACACGGCAGCCAACCCAACTTCAGTGAGGTTTTCTGGCCGCCAAGTCAATATGGTGGTGACTGGTGCGGTATTGGCCGACTGGCGGGTGGGAGTGATGAGGCTGGAGGCGGTGGCTGGCGGCAAGCGATGAGTGACCAAGAACAACTGGAAAGACTGCGCCACCATGTGGAGGCGGCATTAGAATACAGTGGAGGCACACACAATTTTGACGATGTCGCTGAGATGGTCGAGGATCACAGATTACAGCTGTGGCCGGCCAAGGACTCGGTGGTATTGACAGAGATCATTGTCTATCCCAGGCTAAAGAATTTGCACTATTTCTTGGCTGGTGGCGACCTAGATGAACTCTCAAGGATGAGACCATTGATCGAATCCTGGGGCAAGTCTATTGGCTGCACCAGAGTGACCTTGGCAGGCCGCAGAGGCTGGGCCAAGACATTTTTGAAAGACGAAGGTTACAGCCCACAGTGGTCTGTAATGGCAAAGGAACTTTAGGGGAAAAATAATGGCATACACACAAGCACAAATTAACGCTGCCCTAGCAGCAGAATTAGCGGCACGACCTGGCACATCTCAGGATGCCTTGAATGCTTATGCCAAAGCTACCTATGGTTTGACTGATGCGCAATTGAATGCTGCATACGACACCATCCCAGGCTTTAATGCTCAAGGTCAGTATGACGCTGCCGATTACATTGCCACATCTCGCCCTGGTCAAGTATCGCCACAAATGGTGGTGGATGCGGCTAATGCGGCCAATCCATACTCTGCTCAGAACATGGCCAGAGTGGATACAACTAGACCAGGGCAATATGTGCAAGATGCCAGTGGCAGGCCAGTGGCGCTAACTGCATATTCACCAGGCTTTGACATTAACAATCCAACAGCGCTGCAAAGTTTTGGTGAATTGCGCGCTAGAGGTGGAACAGACTCTACATCACAAGCATTTAATGCAATTGCAACGCCAGCGCAAAAGGCTGAAGCTGACAGATTGTGGTCTATCGAAAAAGCAAGATTAGATTCAATTGATAGGCAAGCAGGCTTGCTAGATACCAATAGAACAGCAACAACATCGCAAACTCAAACAGCTAGAACATATACACCAGCACAAACAGCGCTTTATAACGCATTTAAATCTGGTGATATTGCTGGTGCTAATAATGCAATTCAGTCAGGCAAATTAACTGCGGCTCAAATCAAATCTGATTTTGGTTTGACAGATGCTGATATATCTTATTTGGCCAGCAACTCTGGCGTTAAGTTTTACACACCACCGGCAGCTGTAACTACAAATCTTACTGGCGGCAATAATGATGGCATTTTTAGTGGAATTAGAGGCGCAATTAACAGTGGAATTGGCCAAACTAGAACATATACAGCAGCAGAAGAGGCGTTATATAACGCATATAGATCAGGCAACATTGCTGAATTTAATCGTTTGACAGCTGCCAATAAATTTACCAAAGGGGATATGCAATCCAAATTTGGATTGTCCGATGCTGATATGAATTGGATTACAAACAACGCTGGTGGAAAGTTTTATTCTGCAACAGGAACTGGCACAGGAACTGGCACAGGAACTGGCACAGGAACTGGCACAGGAACTGGCACAGGAACTGGCACAGGAACTGGCGGTTTAGGTGGATTGGGTGGTATAGGCACATTTGGTCAGAACTTTCAAAATTACACATCTATCCCCATTGGCGCTCAATACAACCCCAATGTTGTTGGCGGCACTGGCTCTCCATACGCCCAAGTCATGGGCCAGATGCAGCCATTTCAAAACCCTTATGCAAATATACCTGTTAATACGCCAATGGGTGGTTATGACCCAGGGCTGTATGACCGACTTCTGACAAACGCAGCAGCAAAGGCTGATGTTTTGGCGCGAGGTGGGTCAACCATTATTGAGGGTGGTGGTGATGGCGGTGTAGGTGTAGGAAGTGGTGACGCTGATGGTGCTATAGGTATTGGCGGCACTGGCGATGCTGGTGGCCCAGGGTCAGGTGGTGGCGGTGATAACGGGGACAGTGGTGATGGTGGTGATGGTGGTGATGGTGGTGGATTGGCCCGTGGCGGCTATGTCCATGGTGGCCTAATGTTTGGCATGAATCCACCTGGTCCAGATGATGGCGCTGTCAACCTTGATATGGGTGAATATGTGATCAAGAAGTCTTCAGTCAACAAGTATGGCCGTGGACTTCTGGACATGATCAATGAAGGCAAAGTGCCTGCCAAGAAATTAAAGTCTTTACTCGGATAAGGTGGCAATATGTCAAAAGGTGGAACAACTACATCAACAAGCTCCATTGATCCTCAGATCAAAGAAGCATTCTTAGCCAACTTTCAGCAGGCCCAAGGGGTCGCTGGTGCATTGCCGGTCCAGCAGTTTGCTGGCTACAACCCAATGTATATGGCAGGCGAGGAAGCTCTGGTCAACACGGGCCTCGCTGGCCCAGGCATCAGTGGCACAGACTTGGCAGCCCAAATGGCCGCTTATGGTGGTGTCTATCAGCCTGGTCAGATCACAGCGCAGCAGACTAATTTGAGCATGGGGCAAGGCCCAGGCTCAATTGGCTCTTACATGAACCCATACACAAGCATGGTGCGTGAAAACGCATTGGCTGACTTGGAATCTGCAAGACGCGCTGCCATCCAGCAAACTGGTGAACGTGCCACACAAGCCCGTGCATTTGGTGGATCACGCCAAGGTGTGGCCGAGGCTTTGACTAACCAAGGGTTTGCCAAGCAGGCTGCCACACTTGGAACATCTTTGAACGAGCAAGCATTTAACCAGGCAATGGCCATGCAGCAGGCCGACATTGCCCGAAGATCAGCAGCCGACATTGCCAATCAGCAAGCAGGCTTGCAAGGTGCGCAATTGCGCCTGGGCGGTGCAAGCCAGCTTGGTAATTTGGCTGCACAACAGCAGGCTTTGCGTCTTGGTGGCGCTCAAGCGGTCATGGGCGCTGGCGGTGCGCGTCAGGCTTTGGACCAGCAGCAGATGGATGCGATCCGGAACATTGGTTTGCAGCGCCTGGGCGTGGTCCAGTCTTCCCTGGGTGCGCAGCCTGCAAATCTTGGCATGGTGGCGACAACCCCGTACACCCAGAATGTCGGTGCTGGCCTATTAGGCGGTGCATTGGCTGGGTCTCAATTGGCTGGTGCAGCTGGTCTGACAGCTGGCACTGGCGCTGGCCTTGGTGCATTGGCTGCGCTGATCTAACATGAGACAAAACCCAACACCAGAGCCACAACGCTACGCTGACGCGCAGCTCATGGCTTTGCTTGATCCATCAAGCAAGCGTGACACCATCCTGATCACGCCTGGATCACCGATGCCCTCTCGCATCCCTGATGGGCTGACAGTGGCTGAGACAACCCGAGGCATTGTGATCACCAGTGACCCTGCAAAAATCAGGATCATTGATCAAGGGTCTGAGAAAGATGTGGGCATGGCGCTCTTTGGCTATGCATACGATCAAGCCAAAGGCTTTGACAATGTGGCGGTGGCAAGAGATCGAAGTGGCATTCCGGTGGCAGAACTGGCCATCAAGCCTGGTCAAGAGAGACGGGCCATGAGGGCTGCATCTTTGCTTGCACCAGATACTGGATCAACTAACATGATGAGCAGAGGCGATGTGGTCAATACCCGTCTCAGAGGTTTATTGGATTAAGGTGGAAATATGGCTACTCAATTTGATTTTGCAAGTTTAGGCAATATGTTTGGCGGTGGTGGAACACCAACGGGGCTTGACGCATTACTGACAGAAGACCAGCGCAAGCTCTTGGGCCGTAATGCTGCACTGTCAGCAGCTGGTGCACTCTTGCAGGCCAGTGGCCGAAGTGCAGTGCCTATCAGCATGGGCCAAGCACTTGGATCAGCTTTGCAGGCTGGCCAGCAAGGTTATCAACAAGCCCGTGTCAGCTCTTTGCAAGATTTGCTTTTAGGCCAAAAACTGCAAGAGGCAAAAACTGCCCAAGAATTGCAAACCCAATTGGGCGGTATTTTTGCTAAACCAACAACTGCATTAAGTCCAGAGCAGCAGGCATTGATGGCGCCAGTTTCTGAGGCTGGTCCATTTGGTCCTAAAGTGGCCCGTGCCGAACTGGCTGCAAACATTCAGCCACCAAGCGATGCTGAGATTAAAGCTGCTCAGTATCAACGTGCAGCAGACCTTTTGGCATCAAGAGGCAAGGGCGAAGAAGCCAAGCGCTATCAGGACATGGCCAGAGACTTAAACCCACGGGCTAAAGTTGTTGGCCAGCCGTTTGAAGTGACTGATCCTAAAGGCAAGCCCATCATGGTCCAGCAGTTTGAGTCTGGCGATATCAGGACCATGCAAGGCTTTGGTCCAAAGCGCGATGTCGTCTTGCAGAATCTTGGTGGTCAAACTGTGGCTGTAAACAAGTCAGCATTGACAGGTGGCGAAACATTTGCCCAGACAATGACACCATCAGAGATTGCCAACTTGAAAGTGGCTCAAGGCAACTTGGCCGTGGCCCAAGGCGGTCTTGGCTTGCGTCAACAAGAATTTGCCCGTGGTGCGACAGAGATCAGAGAGACTCCAGAAGGCTTTGCTTATGTGCCAAAAGCACCAGGCGGTCAAGCCATGCCAGTCATGGGCGCTGGTGGCCAACAACTCAAAGGCATTTCTGGCGGTAAGCCAACAGAAGGCGAAACAAATGCTGCTGGCTTTGCCCAGCGTATGGAATTGGCTCAAAGCATCATTAGTGGTTTGCCTGCCGGATCACAACCAGGCGCAGGGACTCGCACTCTTGAGGCCATCCCATTTGTGGGTGGTGCATTGGCTCGAAGTGGCCAAAATGTGCAAACGCAACAATTTGACCAAGCTGCACAAGACTGGATTCGCGCCAAGCTGCGCAAAGAGTCTGGTGCTGCCATTGGCGTGGATGAGGCGCGACAAGAATATGCGACCTATTTCCCAGTGGTGGGTGATTCACCAGAAAAGATTGCGCAAAAAGCAGAAGCTAGGCGCGTAGTCACAGAAGGAATGAAAAAATCTGCCGGCAAGGCTTATGAGCCTTACACCCCATTAGCGCCTGCACCGACTGCTGTGCCTGCTGCGCAGCCAATGATGTCTGGTGTCCCAACATGGGACCCAGTCAAAAAACAATATGTTTACCAGTAAGGTGAAGTTATGACCCAATATGTAAATGTCATTGGTGTTGGTCCAGTCGGTTTCCCTGACGACATGACCAAAGATCAGATCACCGAAATATTAAAGACAATGCCCCCTCCAGTGGCTGCACCAACTCAAGCACCAGACACTTTAGGCCGTCAAGTTGGAATGGCTGTTCGCCCCATGGCTCAAGCGGCATTGACTGCTGGTGGCTTGTTGCCAATGGTGGTCGATCCCATGGTCAACTTCTTTAACTTGGCTGCTGGAACAAGAATTCCAACGCAAAGCCAGGCGGTTGAAAAGACATTGACAGGCATTGGATTTCCAGAGGCTAGAACACCCCAAGAGCGCATCATGCAAGATGTGGCCACTGCCGGTTATGGCACTGGCGGTGTTGCCCGTGTTGCTGGTGAAGTCGCCCCAAGACTGCCAGGCTTAGTTTCAGATGTTGCTAAATTCTTTGCGCAAAGCCCCAAAGCCCAGACAGCGGCTGCACTGACAGCATCAGGCGCTGGTGGAATGTTGCGCGAAGGTGGCGCGCCCCCAGCGCTCCAAGTTGGCGGTGCAATGTTGGCAGGCATGGTCGCCCCAGGTGGTCCAAAGCTCTCAACGACACAAAAAATCTTAGAAGCCCCTGGTGCAATGGTTAAGCCATTTACACAAACAGGCCGTGAGGTCATTGTCGGCAATGTCTTAAACCGACTGGCCACAAACCCAGAGCAAGCAGCACTCAATTTGCAGCAAGCCCAGCCTCTTGTGCCAGGTGTGCGTGTCACGACAGCAGCTGGTGCGCGTGATCCTGGTCTGGCTGCGGCTGAGACTGCGATCAGAGCATTAGACCAGTCCGGTGCATTCCCCAATGTGCTATCTGCAAATCAGCAGGCTTTGCTTGAATCATTCAGAAAGCTCGGTGGCCGTGGTGGCGATGTGACTCAGCCTGGTTCTATTCCATACGCTGAAGCCAAACGCACCAGCATCACTGCCCCAATGCGTGAGTCTGCATTTGCCAACAAACAACCCGTAAGCGTTGAGCCGATCACAAATGCCATCTCCGGCATTATGGCCAACCCTGCAACCCAACGCAAATCAGTCGATGAGGCAATGGGCTATGTCAACAGTTTGTTGGCCAAGCGCATTGACCCTGAGACTGGGACTATTGATCCAATGGCTTTGTACAGTGTCAGAAAAGACATCACAGATGCCATGGCTGGCAAGTTGGCAGGCGAACAAGCCAATTTGCGTTTGGCCAAAGGCCAACTTGCAGACCTATTGCCAGTCATTGACAACGCCATTGAATCTGGCGCTCCAGGCTTTAAGAACTACATGGAGAAATATGGCAAGTCATCGAGCGCCATTGACCAAATGCGCTTGTTGCAGGGTATTGAGTCCAAAGTCACAACTGGCCAACCCAACTTGATGACGGGTGAGCCAGTCTTGGCTGCCTCTGCATTGCGCAGACAACTGGCCTCCAAAGCAGAAGAAATTGGCACTCAATTGTCACCGCCTGCACAGCGCAGACTAGACAACATCATTGATGAGATCAATCGTGGTCAGGCTGCAACTGCACCAGGCGTGAAAGCCCCAGGCTCAAACACATTCCAGAACATGAGCATGGGCAATCTGATTGGCCGTGTCTTTAGCGAGTCCATGGCTGACAACACCACACTGCGCACCATGACACGCCCATTGGACTTTTTGTATAAATTGCCTGATCAGCAGATTCAGCAATTGCTTGTTGAAGCCATGCTTGACCCCAAGTTGGCAGCGACAATGATGGGCAAGGCCAACATAATGAAAGTTGAGCCGATGGCCCAGTCACTGCGCAAGAAGGCTGAACAAATGGGATTTGGCGCGGCTATTGGCGCACAGGAATAACTAAGACCCAAAAAACGCGGCCACAAGTGGGTCGCGTTTCACGACCCGTCTTTTCTGTCTACGTCTGGCAGCGTCAAAGTCTTTGTCGTCTGCACTCATTTTGTCGCGGTACTTTTTAATTCGCTCAGAGCCTGGCACTGGCCCAGGCGCTTCAGCATCAATGCCCTCACCCCAAGACCACAGAGGCCGCCACTGGCCATTGGCATGGACCTTGGTGTGTCCTGAGATGTGGACCAGACCATGGCGGTGCAAGTCAAACAGGATTCGCGCTGCGCTTCTCCTGGCACAAAAGCACAGCTTGGCCAAGTCCACATCAGACAGGTTGCCTTTCTTTTGTAGTGCTGCCTCAATGGCAGGCTCTACACGGGGTTTTAAGCCTCTGGCCATGTGCTGGTCTCCATTCGGGCTTTCAAGCGCTCCAGCATTGTTTTGACAACGAATGCACGGGTTTTGACTTCATCGGGGATTGCGTGGCCAAAGACTTCTGGGTGGAGTAAATCTTTGACCAGGTCGAGGCAGGCATCGATGGCCGGTGGTAGGTCTTGGTTCATTTGATTTGATCCTGTATGCGTTGACCTATCCATGCCACCACTGGCACGGCCCAACTGTTGCCAAGCGCTTTATACCTTGGCCCATCAGGTGACTCAGCTGCTTTACGCCAAGGGATATTGGTGTATCCATCAGGGAAGCCTTGCAGGCGTTCGCATTCAACTGGTGTTAGTCTACGCACGGCCATGGTTTGAACAATTGCCGCACCCCCTTGATGCATGGCAGGATTACTACCAGACGCATCAATGGTTTTTGAGATGTGGGCATCGGTGACATGGATGTCATCCTTTAACTCGCCTTTGCCAGGTGCAATGTTGAATACTGTAGGTTGAACAATTACAGGCTCATGCCCATGGGTTTCGCGCCTTAACGTGCCAACTGTGCCATCAGTTTGGACATTCATCACACTACCGCCCTGATCCATTAAAACAATAGGTTGCGCCACCAGATCAGTCGCATCTTTATAGTCTCTGGCTTTCATGGCGCTTGCCGTTCCATCAATTGAATACTCGCCAAAGGAAACCAATCTGGCAGCCACAATATGGCCACTATTTACAGTTTGATGATTCATTTTTTTACCGCCACATTCAGTGTCCAAAGCACCGACTAAGTCTTGAATCACAGGGACCATCTTTGCTGAAATCTTGTTCATACCATCAGTCCCAGCGTCTTTGTAGTCCCGTGCCGATAACGGGCCAGACAGCTCCACGCCGCAGTCTTCTACTCCTTGAAGTCCTGTGCTACCGACTTGAGAGCTGTCTTCAGTGCTGGCGGTAGGTCTTTCCCCCTCTTTTCGGCTCTGCGGAGTATCCCTGCGCACGCCCTCGAACTCAAAAAGAATCTCTGCGGGATTGATGTCGTCTCTAGCACTTGCGACAACGAACACACGTCTCCTGCGTTGGGCCACTCCGAAATATTGGGCATCGAGGACTCGCCACGCGACTGTTCTTTGGGGGCCAAACACACAACCAGCGTTTGACCATCTCTCCCCTGGCGCTGTGATCGGCTCACTTTCACCGGCAAGCGCTCCAAGAAAGCAGCCGAAGGCATTGTCTTTGGTGTTGAGGACTCCTGGCACGTTTTCCCAGAAGACGATTGCTGGAGCATCTCCTCGAATAGATCGAACATGGTCAATTGCATTGGCGATACCTACGAATGTGAGTGAAAGATTGCCTCTGGCATCATCCAGAGAATTGCGAAGACCAGCCACAGAGAAGGCTTGGCATGGTGTGCCGCCACAGAACAGGTCTGGGGCTTCAACTTGGCCAGACAGAATCTTCTCTGGCAATAGTGTCATGTCCCCGTGGTTGGGGACATCAGGGTAGTGGTGCTTTAAGACTGCACAGGGAAACGGCTCAATCTCAGAAAGCCACGCGGCAGTCCATCCAAGTGGATGCCACGCCACAGAGGCCGCCTCAATGCCAGAGCAAACAGAGCCGAACTTCATGGCGCGTTGTCCTTGTATTTGGCCAAGGCAGTCAATTCAATATGGTCCACAAACCCTTGCAAGATCATGTGGGCAATGTCCACATCAGTGTCGGCAATGTATGCGTTATTCAGCGTCATGCACTCTTCAAAGTCAGGCTCATAAGGTGAGCCAAGAGAATCAACTGATCCCTTTTCTTCTGGGCTGTATTCCAGAAAGCATATAAGGTCCACATCTTCAATGCAGCACTCAAACTGGAACAAGTCTTTGGGGCATGGGGGTGTTGGGCCGTAGTTCATCTTGCTCTCTCTTTCATCATTGCGTCTGCCATTGCATAGGCTTGTTCTGCGACCAATTCTGGCGTATTCCCAGCTGAGATGATTTTAAAAACATGGCCAGATTCCACAAACGAGGCCGCAAAGTAGTCACGCAAGTTCATGCCATACATAGTTCTTGTTTGATTCAATTGCTTGTCAAAGTATGCGTATGGAAAAGCTGATTCATTCATGGCTCAACCCCTCCAAGCCAGCATCACGCCAATGCCACCAAAAATAATGATGGCCAAAACGCATTCGATCAGGGTGGTAATGATTTTCTGTTTCATCGGTTTCTTTCGTTTAAGTTGAGCAGTAGTAACATTCTAGGACACAATTAAATTATGTTGCAAGAAGTAATTCTGTCCATGTTGTTTTTTAGCATATAGCGCAATTAGAATGCGACCATGCAATCAATTCACGATATCAAGGCAAAGGCCAAGGCTCACAAGATCACCATGTCTGCGGTGTGCAATGAGGCTGGCATCCAACAGTCCCAGGTGAGCCGGTGGCTGTCTGGGAGTGTTGAGCCGCTGTGGACATCAGTCAATCAATTGCACTTGGCCCTTGAGAAACTGATCGACAGATCACCAGTCGCTATCGACTGACTCGGCCACTGGTGCAGAGCCTTTGCCTGCCACCACGCCAAAGTCAGATGCCGCTGAAGGCTTTGCACCACCAAGCGAGTCACCCTTTGACAACAACATAATGTTGTTGAGGCCATACGACACGCCCTTATTGCCTGCCTGGTCATAGGCATAGGCATTCAAAGAAACGCGACCATAGTCGCCAGAGACGATGTCTTGGCTGCCCAAAATGTCATGGCCATGGGCATCCACTGCACCAGGCTTGTTGGTGCTTTTGGTGTTGAAAAAGTAATGGCCTGCATACTCTGGGCCAAGTGGGCTGCCATCAGACTTGGTCTCAGTGTCGCCATCACGCAAGGGATTGCGCACAGTCTTTGGGATTTTGTCCCCGAATTTAGCGACAAGCGCTTCTTTGGCTGCGGCTTTTAACTGGGCCACAGTGTCAAGGTCTGTCTTTGGGACAAGCACTTGAGTGGAGAACTCTTCTTTCCCGTTCATCTCATTCTTACGAGCAGTCAATGCTGAGAAATAAGAGAAGCGAACTTTTCCGGTTACAACGCGTGTAGACATTTTTGATCCTTTTAAGGGTTTAGGTTTTTACGTTTCTGTCGTTAAACAGAAATTGCACTTTAGCACAAATCAGATATGATGCAAATAACTTAAAACGAGGAAACCGAAATGCAGTTATTCCCCCATCAGCAAGAGGCCAAGCTCTTCTTGCTGTCTAGGCGCAGGGCCATACTGGCCGACCAGCCAAGGGTGGGCAAGACGCTACCCACAGCAGCTGCTGCACTTGAAAACCTACCGGCTCTCATCGTCTGCCCAGCCATTGCCAAGACAGTCTGGGAGTCTGCCTTTGCTAGGCTGGCGCCAAACGTCTCAGTCAATGTGGTCAATGGAAAACGCGAGGCTTCAGAGGTAAACAGTGCAGATATCACCATCATTAACTACGACGTTTTGCAATACGCACAAACGAATGTGGACAGATATAACACCCTAGTTTTGGATGAGTGCCACAGGATTAAGAATCCAAAGGCCCAAAGAACGAAGGCTGCAATGCTGGCCATGAAGAAAGTGGACCATGTTTATGCGCTCAGTGGCACGCCCATTCCAAACCGGCCCATTGAGCTGTGGCCCATCTTGCATGGCCTTGGCATCTACAGAGGCGGCTGGTTTGACTTTGCGGCCAGATACGCAAAGATGTGGTCAGCGCCATGGGGCTTGGATACCAGTGGGGCATCTAACCTGGTCGAACTCAAAGAGCTGATGAAGCCCCATGTCCTGAGACGCAAAAAAGAAAACATCTTCAAAGACTATCGTGATCCGCAAGTCAGCCTGATCACCTTTGACCTACCAAACGACAAACGCGAGCAAAGTTTTGATGCCGATGCCTTGATGGCAAACCCCAATGCCTTGCTGGCCTTTGAGGGTCTGGCCGAGATCATGCGCGAGGCAGGGATGCGCAAGGTCAAGGCCGCCAGTGAATTCATCGATGACTTGCTCCAGTCCAATGAGCCGGTGGTGGTCTTTGCGCACCACAAGGATGTGGTGGCCGAGCTGGAAAAACTGCTTATGGTCCACAAGCCCGTGACAGTGGTGGGTGATACCCCAAGGGCCAAGCGCGACAAAGCCATTGCCGACTTTCAGTCTGGCCAGACCAAATGCATCATCGGCAACATTGCCGCCATGTCTGAAGGTGTGGACCTATCGGCTGCCGACACGATTGTCTTTGTCGAATGCACTTGGTCCACAAGCGCCCTAGAGCAAGCCTCAAGCCGAGTTGAAAATATCAACAAATCAGGCATTCCCCCCGTCATTTACATATTGACCATCAAGGCCAGCTTAGACCATACAGTCTTGGCCAAGGTCTTAAAGAAGCTCAATGTGGTCAGTCAGATTATTTAAAAGGAGAAAAATGTCAAACCCGTATGAAATCGTTGAGCCAACTTGCATCAGTTTTTCTGGTGGTAGGACCAGCGCCTATATGCTTTACCGAATTCTTGAGGCTCACCAGATGAGCCTGCCAAGTGACGCAATTGTCTGTTTCCAGAACACTGGAAAAGAAGACGAAGCCACTTTGGCATTTATCCATGAATGCGAGACACGCTGGAATGTCAAGATTCATTGGATCGAATACAGGAATAACGACCAGGGCTATGCCGTGGTGGACTATGAATCAGCCAGCAGAAATGGTGAGCCATTTGAAGAGCTAATCAGAAAAAACAACTATTTGCCATCACCCGTCAAGCGCATTTGCACGGCCCAGCTCAAGATCAGACCCCAGGCCAAATATATGCGTGACCTTGGCATCTTTGGCAATACAGGCTATTCAGCCATTGAGAATATGTGCTGGGTAGGAATCCGAGCTGATGAAGAGCGCAGAGCTGCAAAGATTGATGACAAATCAAGAATCCCCCTATGGTCCGATGGTGTGACCAAGGAAATTGTTGG